GGCGGGAACGTCCCCGAGGAGAGGCTCTAGCCTCTCAGTCGGCGTAGTCTGATATGTGCGAAAGACATATCCGCCCCAGCCCGATCGTGAGATCTTGCGAGGACGGGAACGAGGATGATCACCCAAAAGGTGACCATCGCCGTATCCATCCGGCCCGTATATACGGAAACGGATGGGAATGTGCTTCACACACAATGCAGCCAACTCCATCTCATGATTTCTCACAAAGAAGTTGTGTAACCGATAGAGTTCCTTAAACGAAAGGAGACCCTTAACGAATACAGGCCGCACCATACACCCTTCGAAGTAGTCACTACCACAACTTTCGCGAAACGGACCTGACCAAAACGACTTCTCTAAATTAACAGAGAAGCCGAAATGTTCCAGGCCGCCTATGATGACGTGTACGTCTTTCGACGCACAAGTTATATCATCACCATAGATGGTCACCTTCTCATTGCTGAGAGATGAGCATATCGCGTAAAAGATCAGTGACTCCAACTCAAAGGTAAACCCGTTGCCCATAGAGCTGAACTTCTGCAGCACGACCTTTCGGCCGTCGGGAAGAAGGACGCTTTTGGACCGGATGTCTTCAAGGAAGAGCCACCAATCTATAGGTAGTAACTCGGCCACGACCTCTCTCGAGATCGTGTCAGATGCCGCCGCTAAATCAAGCGTCGCAATATCCCCAGTTAGGCTTCCCTTTCGGGCGCGTTCCTGGTTAACCCCTTGGTCACGCAGATTTACACCTGCGCGGGCCAGTCGGTCACGGATATAGACGCCAACTCCCTTTTGCAAAAAGGAGTTGATCAACGGTTCCACAAGAATCGAACGATTCGTGGTGGCATTCTTCGGAACTGACGCGTACTTGCCGTAGTCGCAGGGAACCGCATTACGCAGCTCCTGCCAAGAAGGGAAGTACTCTTGGATTACCGGAAGGTATTTCCAAGCGCCAGCTGAACACGTGGGAGCGACGGAGGTTTTCCGCCGCACTGATGTAAATCTACTCAGTCCCACGTTCGCCCCAGGTCCAAACCCAAAATCAAGATTTGCGATCCCCGGAAAGGGACCCAGAATACCGGCTATTTTTCGCTGAACCCTGAAAATCAGGGAAGCGTCACGCCCTCCTTTGGAAAGAGGGAGCAAGCGGTTTCTGAACGCCATGTTTGTGGCATCGCACTTCAACTCAGATTCATGGAACTTTTGGAGAGCAACAGCCTCAACATCTACGCCTAAAGGAACGGACGCGTTCTTCGAAAAGAACGCGGCCACTTGTGCTACCCGCATATATTGAAAAGCGGAACACAAGCTGGGATCCCTAGTTGGCTTGTAGCCAACCAGATCAACCCAATTCCTACAGCGTACAAGATCGAGAAGGTCATTGCTGGTTTCTCCAATGAGCTGGTGGCATAACTCTTCCAGCACGTGGACACTTTTCTCGAAAGAGAAGGAAGTGTCAAAATACGACACAGTCGACATTTTGCGCTTACCTCATGTTGTCCCTGATTTTCGTCCGTTAGTACGGACGTTCCAGTTGCTCAAGTAATGCGATCACCTGGGCGTTAGCCAAGGCGTTCGCAGTGAGCACTCGGAGGTCCTTCCGTTGAGCCGCAGTACTGCGGTTCGGGAGGATATACTCCAGCTGGGCCATCAGGAAATATGCAACACGGGGTGGCGCCACGTAACCAGAAGAGGCACCGCCACTTGGGGTTTCGAGGACTGGAATACGAAGAGTGATCTTCGCACGATTGACGGCCTCACTACTTCCATTGGCTTCTTTGAGCGAAATCTGAATGCTCTCGAAGCCAACAACTGGGACAGAAGTGTCCCCGTTGCGTTTATAGGAAGCTACTTCCCCGGTTTGAATGGGGTTGTAAGTGTGTGCCACAGGTGTGGCCTGACCGTCGTTGATAACAATGGGAGCAATAGCCGCCATTTCATTTACCTCAGGTAGATGAGAAATACTAACCCACACATGCGAGTTAGCGGTAAAGCCTCCGAAGAGACTGTTGAGTCAGTGCAGCCAAATTCCCGATTCGCCGAAGCGATGCGTCCTCATGCTCCGCGTATTCACGCGGGATCTGAGCATTCATCGCCCAAGCTAGGGGGAGACTCGACTGTATCGTACGCGAGACACCAATAGATTTCTTGCTGGTAACACCGCCAGAAATGACGGGATAACCTGCAATGGTGTCACCAGGTAAAACATGACAATTAGCATCCGAAAAGGTCGACGACGTGCTTATCACTTTCGTGACGGGCATAACGTTAACCGCATGGAGAGTCGCTAGATAATCACCTATCGGTGTAAAATAATCTGCGACAAAGCTAAGTGGCACACCCTCCCAACCAATTGACAACGCGTCTTTTAGACCGAGTCGTTCCATCAGTGAAGGAGTGTGAGTCACAACGACAATAAACTGCAGTCGTCTGTCATTTCGAAAGAGCTGTATACGCGCCTGAGGCACATTACTAGACTGAGGATGACACGCCCCTCGATTACTCGAACGGGCCTTAATCCTACCAGTTGTCGGATGTACTTTGAGCGCTGCAGCTGCAGCCGAAATATCCTGGATCAGGGGTAACCACCCCAATTGTAGCTCCAGCCACGCACTTGATAACGAATTGACGGCCAATTCAGCTTGCGCTGAACGTCTCTTCGTTTTAGGCACGTGGGCAAGATGCCGCAACGCGTCTCCTAGGTTCTTCCGTCGAATAGCGTTAGCTGCCTTGACAATGCTGGTTAAACGATCAGCAATCATCTCAGCCGACTCACGACCCTCAACGAGAGTAACTCCTAGATTGAAACTTGACGCACGCCACTTCTCCGCAAGTTTAGGGACAACGTCCGTAAATGTTGGAGTGGTAACGGCATCAAACACTGGCACTGCGCCGCCTGAAGCACTGCTGCAATAACGAACGAAGCTATTCTCTTTGAAGCTCACCTGACGATCAATTCGCCAGGTCAGCTGCGCTGAGTACGCATTCTCGTTTAATTTGCGCAGTTTCCGTATGGCCCAAGGGGTGTCACCACCACTCTTGTCAATGTCGACGTGCTTGTTAGGCCTCGAAAAACCACTCGAGGCTTGACCAAACACTTCTACAGTATGGACATGACGTTCAGACATACCCCACCTCACGGCGTGGTAGATGCGACGTATAACTTTTAGATCCACCGGGTAATCTCCACGCGATATGCGTGAAGGCCCAGACATACGGACGTCCAAGGTACACATCTGGTTCTGATCGCTGACCAAACACAGGTTTAAAAGCCTGCGAGTAAATCTTGATCTGGAATTTCATTTGTGCGCCTCCGAGTCGGTACGTCAAAAGGTAGGACCAAGGTTAGCTGAAAAGCTACCTAGAAGGACCCCTCACG